AAAAATATGGTAGAATATAAATCTAACTGGAGGTATTCTATTGTCATTCTATACGTCTGTGAATCGTTATGGCAACACAATTATGTATCGTGGATACAATGATAGTGGCGCGTCTATTTCATATAAAGAAAAATTTAAACCAACTCTTTATACAAAGTCTCAAACTCCTACAAAGTTTATTTCTTTTGATGGTGGTTATGTAAAGCCAAGACCATGTGATAGTATGAAAGAAGCTAAAGAGTGGTTGGAATTTCACGGTGAAATGGAAGGCTTTAAAGCCTATGGTACTACAAATTATATCCATCAATTCATTACAGATAAGTTTCCATCAGACATTAAATTTAATCCTAATCATATTAACATTGTAAACTTTGATATTGAGGTTGCTTCAGATGATGGTTTTCCTATTCCAGAAGCAGCGGCTCATCCTATTACAGCAATTACTTTAAAGTCTAGTAAGTCATCTATATTTCAAGTTTGGGGTTTAGATAATTATGATCCTTCTAAAACTGAACTAGATCTTGATGGAAGTCTTATTCAATATCACCATTGCAGGTCTGAAGAAGAATTACTTGTTAAGTTTATAAATTATTGGACCAAAAATTATCCTGATGTAATCACAGGTTGGAATTGTCGTTTTTTTGATATTCCTTATCTTGTAAATCGTATTCATAATCTTGGTACACAAGAAGCAGTTAACAAACTTTCTCCTTGGGGACTAGTTAATGATCGTCCAGTATATCGAGCTAATCGCCAACTTCCGGCTTTTGAAATTGTTGGAATACAGCAAGCTGATTATTTAGAGTTGTTTACTAAATTTGGATATTCATATGGTCCTCAAGAATCATATAAGCTAGATCATATTGGTTATGTTGTAGTAGGTGAACGTAAACTATCATATGAAGAACATGGTAATTTATATACTTTATATAAAAAAGATCATCAAAAATTTATTGACTATAATATTAAAGATGTTCAATTAGTTGATCGTATTGATGCTAAGATGGGCTTAATTAATTTAGCTTTAACTATGGCATATAAAGGTGGTGTAAATTTAAGTGATACATTTGGAACGACTAATATATGGGAATCTATCATTTATCGTAGATTGCTTAGTAAAAATGTTATTACTCCACTTAAACAAATAGATCAAATTCGCTGGTATCAAATTGCTGGTGCAACCGAAACATCAAAGAATAAACCTGGTTCTGAAGCAAGAAAGAAAGGTAAGTCTCATTCCATTGCTGGAGGCTTTGTAAAGGATCCACAGGTCGGTGGCCATGATTGGGTGGTTTCCTTTGACTTAAATTCTCTATATCCTAATATTATTGTTGAATATAATATTTCTCCAGAAACAATGATACGAGATCCTCGCATTTGTTTCTCTCAAGGTCCAGATAATTATATGAAAGATGATAATAAAGTTAATGACAATTATTCTATTGCTGCTTCTGGTGTAGCATTTAGTAAAGAAAGACAAGGTATAATTCCAGAATTAATTGTAGATTATTATGCTGAAAGGTCAACAATTAAAAAACGAATGTTATCAGCTAAATCTGAATATGAAAAATCTAAGAATTCTAAACTGGAATCTGAAATCAATCAACTTGAAAATAATCAGATGGCAATTAAAATTCTTTTAAATTCTCTTTATGGCGCCTTAGCAAATCAATACTTTAAATATTTTGATAATGCTTTAGCTGAATCTGTAACACTAACAGGTCAGCTTTCTATTAAACGCGCAGAAAAAGCAGTTAATAATGAAATGAATAAACTGCTAAAAACTGACAAAGATTATGTCATAGCAATTGATACTGATTCTGTTTATATTAATATGGGTCCTTTAGTTAAAAAATTACAACTAAAGAATCCAGTACAAGATTTAGATAAACTATGTAGTAAACATTTCGAACCAATTATTGCTGCTGAATATTCTAAACTATTTAATAAAATGAATGCCTATACACCTCGTATGGAAATGGGTAGAGAAGTTATAGCTGATCGTGGTATATGGACTGCAAAAAAACGATACATATTAAATGTACATAATAATGAAGGTGTACAATATGCAGAACCAAAACTCAAGATCATGGGTATTGAAGCTATTAAATCATCTACACCTGCAGTTGTACGTGATAAATTTAAAGAAGTATTTAAAATTATTGTTACAGGTGATGAACAAAAAACTCGTCAGTTTATAGATGATTTCAGATCTACATTTAAATCTTTACCTGCTGAAGATGTTTCCTTTCCTCGTGGTGTAAGTGAAATAGACAAATGGAAAGATCGTAAAACAATTTATGGTAGAGGTACACCAATTCATGTAAGAGGTTCTTTACTATATAATCATTATTTACGTGACCACGCACTTGACAAAAAATATAGTGAAATTAAAAGTGGGGAAAAGATTAAATATTCTTATTTAAAATTACCTAATCCTATACGTGAAAATGTAGTTTCTTTTCCAGATTATTTACCACCTGAATTTAATCTTCATAAATATATTGACTATGATTTACAATTTGAAAAAACATTTATTGAACCAATCACACCAATCTTAGATGCAGTAGGATGGTCTTTAAAAGATGAAGCAACCTTGGAGGACTTTTTTGTATGAATTATATTTTTGACGTTGACGGTACACTAACTCTTAGTCGGCAAAAAATTAATACAGAGTTTAAAGAATTCTTTTTAAATTTTATTAAAAAGAATAATTGCTATTTAGTTACAGGTAGCGATTATGAAAAAACACTTGAACAATTAGGAGAAGACATTTGTGAAAATGTAACTGCCTCTTTTAATTGTGCAGGAAATAGCGTTTGGCAAAAGGGAAAACAAACATGGGCTAATGAGTGGAAACTTCCTGCAGATGCAAGAGAATGGTTGGAAGGCATGTTAGAAGAATCTGGTTTTTATCGTAAAACCGGTAATCATATTGAAGAACGACCTGGTATGGTTAACTTCAGTATTGTTGGTCGTAATTGTAATCTTGAAGAAAGAGCAATGTATAGAGAATGGGATCAACATAAAAATGAACGTCAATTTATAGCAGCAGCTTTTGAAGATACGTTCGGTCTTTCTGCTCAAGTTGCAGGAGAAACAGGAATTGATATCGTTCCACCCGGCGCAGATAAAAGTCAAGTAGTAGGATGGATTGAAAAACCAATTGTTTTCTTTGGCGATAAAATGCAATTAGGTGGAAATGATTATCCACTAGTAAAAGCTCTTGAACAATATAGTAATACCAATTCTATTCAAGTTAAAGATTGGAAAGACACACAAAGAATGTTATGGGCATTAGAAAATCCGGTTGTACATGAGCACGTAGGTGTGGTATAATATATTATGCGTTTCAAGAATGTTGTGGTGATTGTCGATGCATGGCAAACTTGGCCTGATGAAGATGTTAGAAGTCACGCACTTATTGAAACAGAAGCACATACATTTGGTAATTACATAAATACAATGTTACCTTATATAAGAAATGTAAGTGAAGTGTTTCATTATACCGGATATCCAGAATATAAAAAATATGGATTAATGGAATCTATAGACAGAAAAAATGATAAAGTAATATACAAATTAAGTGATGTAATTGATGATGATAGATATATTCATCACTGGATAAACAACGTAAATAGAATTTATGTATGTGGATTTCACTATGATATTTGCGTAAATAATGTATTAGAAAAATACGAAAAAAAATGGGATGTTCCAAAAGAAAAATTAGGAGTACTTTTAAATATGACAATTCCACACCCATGTGGCACATATAAGTTTAGTCAACCTGACTATGATCATTATATGTTTACGATTAGAGGATCATTTGAAAAAATTAAGGAGTTTAAATTATGAGTGATTGGGCAAATGACATTTACATGATGCACAATAAATTTGGAGTACGTGAATGGTTTGATAAAAATAAAAAAGATAAAGATCTTATGCGGAAATATATTATGTTTCGTATGCTAATGATTGGTGAAGAATATCAAGAAACATTGTCAGCTATTAATAATTCTGATGCAGAAGAAGTTGTTGATGGCCTTATTGATATGTGTGTATTTGCTATCGGTACTCTTGATGTAATGGGAGTAGATGCTAATGAAGCATGGGATAGAGTGTATGAAGCTAATATGGCAAAAAAGCCTGGTGTAAAACCTGGTCGGCCTAATCGTTTTGGTTTACCTGATTTATTAAAACCTGGCGGTTGGAAAGGTCCAACTCACGAGGGGAATGTTGGTGATCTACCACGCATTATTGACTGATGACTGAAGGACCATTTAAGACCGCATTTGATTCTGACACTGACGGTGTAGTTAGGCGTGAAATTATTACTTATCGTATGCGGAATGGCATGATGATAAAAGAAGAAGCAAGCCGTGATTATTATGCCTCAGGTGATTATCACGATACAAGCAACACCAAGCCTTTGGTTCACCGGTGATGTATAATGCAAACAACCTTAACTATATTCAAATCAATATTTGATAATAAGACTCATCGTAAGATGGAGTTTTCAACCTTTATGGAATTTGAAAGCTTTCTTTACAAATTATCAAAGACTAAATATAGTAATAAAAAAGAAGCATCACTCATTTCACCTGCTACATATATATTAGACTCAACACGTGCTAATAAGAATGTAGTTGATTGGGGTGGGTGGTGTGCAATTGACGTTGATGATCATCAGTTTGAAGGTAATTTAAAAGAGGAGCTAATAAAAAAATATGGTGAGTATCATTTTGTCTGTTATTCTACTGCTAGCTCTAGAGAAAACTTTCCAAAGTTTCGTATGGTCTTCCCAATTACGCAAAGAGTTGAAGCAAATAACCTCCCACATTTCTGGTTCGCACTCAACAGCGAATTTGGATCCATTGGTGATAAACAAACTAAAGATTTATCACGAATGTATTATATCCCTGGTACGTACGCTGGCAGTTTCAACTTTATCTTTACTAATCCTGGCGAGTATATTGATCCGCTAAAACTTATGAGAAAGCACGCTTATGTTGAAAAGAAATCAAGTTCATCTTTCTTAGATCGTATGCCAGAAGAATTACAAAAACAAGTAATAGAATATAAAAAATCTAAATTAACAAATACAGACGTCACTTGGACTGGATATAAGGATTGTCCATTTTTTCCTCGTAGATTAGAGTCAGAATATAAAACAATAAGTAACACTGGTTGGTATCATAAGATGTATCAAATCATGGTTGCTTTAGCAGGAAATGCTTTGAAAAATCAATATCCAATCACCGCACAACAAATGGCAGAGTTATGTAGAGAACTAGATATTGAAACTGGAAACTGGTATGCAAATCGTCCATTAGAAGTAGAAGCAGATAGAGCATTGGAGTACGCTTATAGAAATGTCTAAAATCGTATTAGTCACAGGTGGATTTGATCCTATACATTCAGGTCATATTTCTTATTTAAGTCAAGCTAAAAAATTAGGAAATAGATTAGTAGTTGGATTAAATTCTGATGAATGGTTAGCAAGAAAAAAAGGGAAAGCCTTTTTACCATATGAAGAGAGGGTAGCAATTGTTGAAGCGCTTGAAATGGTTGATTGGATTATTGAGTTCGACGATTCTGATAATAGTGCTATTAACGCTATTGATAAGATTCTTTCTGACACTATGGACACTGTTGTATTCGCTAATGGCGGAGACAGAAATAATGAAAATACTCCTGAGTTTTTAAAATATCAAAATCATCCTGATGTAGAATTTGTTTTTGGTGTTGGTGGTGATAAAACAAATTCTTCTAGTTGGATATTAGATGAATGGAAAACACAAAAAACACTTAGAGATTGGGGTTATTGGAGAGTGTTAGATGATAAAGGAACAGTGAAAGTAAAAGAACTTGTAATAAATCCAGGCTGCAGTTTAAGTGATCAAAGACATTATCATAGAAGCGAACATTGGTATATATTAGAAGGTTCTATGAAAATGGATATTGAAAGAGGTGATATTATTTCAACCAATGTTGGTAGAGACGAAACGATAATTTTAAAACAACATCAGACTTATATTATACATAGAGAAGATTGGCATAAAGCTTATAATCCATTTGATAAACCTTGTCACATATTAGAAGTTCAATACGGAACTAAGTGTATTGAAGAAGATATAGAAAGAAGATGATAAAAGCAGAAAAAGAAATTATTTGGCATCTTACATGTACTCAATGTAAAGGACATTGGAGTTACGCTACAATGGAAGAAAACTATTGTATTGAAAGAGGTAACTTACATTGTCCACATTGTGGTAAAAAAGAATCCGTAAAAAAAAACGTAAGTGATTGTTTTTAAATGAAACAAAATGGTGTACAATTCATAAGAACTGTGGTAGTATAGTAATTATGAATGGATGGAAGGCGATACAATGTGCAAAGCTAAAGACAATCATTATGAAATATACTCTGCAATTTTAACAGTGGCTAAACAACTTGAACCACTATATGGTACTAGTGATGAAATCGATGGTGTAATTACTTTCTCACTAGGCAACGCACTCTTCGGTGCACCTAATATTTTTAATGGAATGTGTACGCCATCGTGTCAATTTACTCAAAAACCTGGACCAGGTAGAGACACAACATGGGAACATATATGGGGTCGTAAAAATTCATCAATCACAATTATAGAACAAATTCGTAAAGGCAAAAGCGATAAATTTTTAGTTAATCTTATTAAGTCTCGTTGTAGAGTTGCTATTACTTTGAAGACAGAAAATCAAGCTCTGAAACCATATCAGAATGATGAAGAACTAGCAAAGAAACATCCTCGACAAGCATATAAAGCAGCGGGACTTACTTGGGTTAATTGGGTTGGAAACAAGGTTTACAATATTGAAGGAATAACTTATAATACTCGTGAGGCAATATTAAACGATTATGATTTAACTCCTGAACAATTGACATACCGTTTAAGCAAAGCCGCGACAAAATGGAAGGACTGGACAATTGAAAGAATCAATTAAAGTATTACAGCGTGCAGCTGAAATTCAAAATAAAAAAGGTAATGATTACCAAAATCCTAATTCACGAGTACGTCAAGCAATGTACTATCCTCGTGGTTGTGCTACTATTCTAGATACCATGCAAGCTAAAGTATTACGTATTCAATCTGTGCTTGAAGCAATGGAATTGGATAGGGATTATAATCCTAATTTCGAATCCCTTGAAGATTCATGCATAGATATAATTAACTATGCTTCATTCTTTATTGCATATATGAATGGAAACATAGATGGTCAGAATCCTGAGCATGATTTTTTAAATAGACCTAAAAGGAAAACAGATGAATCAGAAAACGTGGACAGCTGATATTGGCGAAGATTCAAATGGAGAATTAGTAGTTAATTTACCATCAGATATTCTTAACCAAATGGGATGGGATGCTGGTACTGAATTAATTTGGGAAGAACATAACGACGGAACATGGAGTTTTAGAAAAAATGAGAATCCTGATAATGGGACTGCCGGGAGCGGGGAAAACACACCTAGCTAAAAGGTTACAAATTCATTTAAATTGTGCTTGGTATAATGCTGATAAGATTAGAGAGCAAGCTAATGATTGGGACTTTACTCCATCTGGCAGAAATAGACAAGCAGAAAGAATGAATACTCTTGCATTATTTGAAGGATCTCGTGGTCGTACTGTTATTTGTGATTTTGTTTGTCCTACTGGAGAAACACGTAAACAGTTTATAGCTGATATTACAATATGGATGGACACAATAGAAGAGGGTAGGTTTGATAATACTAATAAAATATTTGAAAGACCTACAGAAGTTGATTATCATGTAAAGTCTTTTATGTCTGATGAAGAAATAATTAACTTCGCAAAAGTATTAAGAGAGGATTTTCCGGGTGTTTGATCATAAAAAACCAACAACGCAAATGCTAGGTCGATGGCAGCCTTGGCATGCTGGGCATACAGAATTATTTAAAAGAGCTTTAGCAGAAACTGGTCAAGTTGCTATTATGATTCGAGATGTTGGTGGTATTATTGGATCTGATGCTGGTGGTGGAAGAACTGTAGCACAAGATGATAATCCTTTTGACTATAGTCAGGTTGTACAAAATATTCAAGTCGCATTACATAAAGAAGGTTTTGCATATAACGAGAAATACATTATTATGAAAGTTCCTAATATTGTAGACATTAGTTATGGGAGAGGTGTAGGTTATACATTCACTGAACATGATTTAGGAAAAGACATACACGATATTAGCGCTACAAAAATTAGAGCTCAGCTACGTAAGGATGGTAGACTTTGAAAAATTTTATTGGTATATACGACAATTCCATTAGTGATGAATTGATACAAGACTATTTTGATTATTGGGATAATAATCAAGTTTTTGTTAAATCTGGTATGGTTGGAAATAATGGAAAGGTTGTTGTAAATACTGATGTAAAAGATTCACAAGATTTAACATCTAATAATCTTCCAGGTGAGTTGATTATGAGGTATCAAACCTCGTTACAAAAAGTTTTAAATGAATATTTAAAAGAATATGAACATGCTAATAACGTTGATCAATTTAGAATTATACAAGAATATAATTTTCAATGCTATCCTCCAGGCGGAGGTTTTAAAACTTGGCATCATGAATTAGCTCATCATAGAACAGATGGAACTCGACATTTAGTTTTTATGACATATTTGAATACTGTTAAAGATGGTGGCACTGAATTTTTATATCAAGATTTAAAAGTTGATGCTGTCAAAGGTAGGACAATAATTTGGCCACCAGGTTTTACACATACTCATAGAGGAGTAATAGCTCAAGAACCTAAAGCAATTTTAACAGGATGGTGGAGCTTAGTACCACAATGAGTCTCCATATCTTTGCATCGCCAATGGTAGCATTTTTTATGATACTCATATGGGCAGCATTGTTTGGTGATACTGTATTCTTTCTAATAGAAAATAATATGATTGAAGAATGGATTATTTGTATACAGATTTATATTTCAATAATGTTATTAGTAAAATTTAAAAGGACTTTGTATAAATGAGAATTATCGCCGGACCATGTCAACATGAAACCTTTGAACAAAGTTTAGAAATCGCTTTACATTGTAAAGATGTTTGTGATAAGTACGAAGCTGAATATTATTTTAAAGCTAGTTTTGATAAAGCAAATAGAACAAGCTTGACTGGAAAACGTGGTCTTGGTATGCCAATGACTCTACATCATTTCCGTGATTTAAAAACCGAAATACCTGGTCTTAAAATTCTTACTGATGTTCATAGTGTAGAACAAGTTAGACAATTGGGGTATCAAGGTAGTGGAAATCTAGTAGACGTACTACAGATTCCAGCATTTCTCTGTAGGCAAACAGATTTAATTGTTGAAGCTTGTAGAACAGAGAAAATAGTAAATATAAAAAAAGGTCAATTTCTAGCGCCTTGGGATGTTACAGGAATTTTAAGTAAAACACAAGGTGCTAAAGAAGTATGGATAACTGAAAGAGGTACAAGTTTTGGATATAATAACCTTGTTGTCGATTTCACTGGTGTTGACTATATGCTTAATAATTATGACTGCGATATTGTTCTCGATGTTACTCACTCTGTCCAAAAGCCCGGCGGAATTGGACATTGCTCGGGCGGTGCTCCTATTCACGTGCCTGGGTTGGCTCGTTGTGGGGCTGCTTTGGGGGTCACTTCCTTCTTTATCGAAGTCCACCCTATGCCTGAATCCGCACCCAGTGATTCGGAAAGTATGCTTAGATTAGATGATTTTGAAAGGGTTGTAGATGAAATCCACCGCTATTCTTATTCCGGCGAGATATGAGTCAAGTAGATATCCTGGTAAGCCATTAGTTAATCTTGGTGAAATGACTATGATTGAAAGAGTGTATGAGACTTGTGCTGATACAGGTTTAGATACATATGTACTTACTGATGACTATAGAATTGCTTCATTATTTAATGACAATAATTGTCGATTAGATACTACAGAATATAATAATGGTACAGAAAGATGTGCCGGAGCGCTCGATAAAATACCAGAATATGATCAGTACATAAACGTTCAAGGTGATATGCCTGATGTGAATAAGCATATGATTAATAAAGTAATATGGCATTTAAAGCATTACCCTATCACTACTCTTTTCACCGATATGCCAGAAAAAATGCGAAATGATCCTAACTCTGTAAAAGTAGTAAGAGGTGGAGATAAAGCCCTTTGGTTCGGAAGAGGAATGGCAGGCTATGGCGATTGGCATTTAGGAATTTATGGATATAAAAGAAATCCTTTACAATTCTATAGCAAGTATGGTATAATAGAAGAAGAAAGAATAGAACAACTAGAGCAATTGCGCTGGTTAAAAACAGGTTGGGACATAGGTATACTGCATACTGAATTTAATGGAATAGAAATTAATACACCAGAAGATGAAAAAAGGTGGAATGAAAAATGGCTAATATAGAAATAATAACTAACCCAACTGGCAGATCTCCTGAGAATAAAATATTTTATGGAAACTTAGCTAGAAAACTAGATTTATCAAGACCAAAATATAATAAGATAGGCGAAGAAAAATATTTTTGGGAATTTTATGAAGATTTAAATGAATACAATTATAAACATTACTTGCATTTTTATACTTCTCGTCGCGGTTTTGCTGTCTTAACTAATGATGATAGACATGCTCAATTTGTAAGAAACATGTTTTCAGTAGTAGATGATCCAACTGAACATTATGCAGAATGGAAAATTATTCACAACACTGAAATTAATTGTCCACCTACAATTGCTGTACATTTAGATGAAAAAATTATGTTAATTGGTGGAACTACTTTTCTAGGTGAAATTAAAAAAGGAGTGTTTGGTATTTTAGGATTTGAATTACCAGACGAAAATGTTTTACCAATGCATTGTAGTGCTTTTACTTTTAAGGATAAAACTAATCTTATGTTTGGATTAAGTGGAACAGGTAAAACAACATTAAGTAGTGATCCTCAATTTGGTTTAATTTCAGATGATGAAGTATCTTGGAATGAAGAAGGCATCGCAAAAGTTGAAGAAGGCTGCTATGCTAAATCAGAAGGTTTGTCACCTGAAACACATCCAACTATTTTTAATGCTGTGGAAGCTGCAAAAAAAGCTGAAACATTAGTAATAGAAAATCCTGGTGCTGCTAATGCTAGATTAAGTTATCCTTTAAAGTATGTAGAAAATGCATATATAAATGATACACAATTCAAACATCCTAATAATATATTTTTTCTAACAATGGATGCTACAGGTAGTTTTCCTCCAGTAAGTAAAATTTCTGGAGAAACTGTAAGACGGTTCTTTGAAACTGGATATACAAGTCAAATGCCAGGCACTGAAGCAGGTGTTGAAGAAATTAAAAAAATATTTTCACCATGTTATGGATCACCTTTTATGCCTAGAAATGTAAATGTATATAGCGATATGTTAATGGAAAAAATAGAAGAACATGATGTTAATGTTTATTTAATTAATACTGGTATGGATAAAAAAGGTAAAAGATTTCCATTAGAATTTACTCGTAATTGTGTAACAAATTCTCTAATTAGAGGAGCCGAAGATAGAAGCGAAGAAGTCTTAGAAATCTTAGAAAGGATGATAAATGGGTGAAGTATTTACAGCAATTAGTATCCTGGCAATTATAATTATTGGATTTTATATTATTGCAGTAACGGAGATGAATAAATGAAAGCAGGAAAAGTATGGGGCACCACTGAGCTTATTGAAGCAAATGGTGCATTAGAGTTTCATCGTATTGAAATGGAAGAAGGCGGCGTGTGTTCTAAACACTTACATCGTTATAAATGGAATGGTTTTTATGTCGAATCTGGTAAGATGCTTATTCGTACATGGCAACGTGATTATGATTTAGTTGATATTACTATTCTTCATGAAGGTGATTATCACAAAGTTAAACCTGGTCTTTATCATCAATTTGAGTGTCTTAAAGAAGGCGTAGCATATGAGCTATACTGGGCAGAATTTAATCATAATGATATTGAGCGTGAAACTGTTGGTTATCATATTGATGATGATAGTGATCCATTTAGTGTAGATAAAATAGGTTGTTAATATGAAAGTAGGATTTACATGTAGTACGTTTGACTTGCTTCATGCTGGTCATATCGCAATGCTAAGAGAAGCAAAAGAACAATGCGATTGGCTTATTTGTGGATTGCAAGTAGATCCGTCTTGGGATCGTGAAGAAAAAAACTCACCTATTCAAAGTGTAGTAGAAAGATACAAACAACTTTCTGCAGTAAAATATGTAGATGAAATCATTGTTTATTGTACAGAATCCGATTTACTTGATATAATAAACATGTATCCAATTGATGTACGTATACTTGGTGATGAATATAAAGATAAAGATTTTACTGGCAAAGATGAATGTAGACGTAGAAATATTTCTTTATATTTTAATAAACGAGACCACAGATTTTCGTCATCAGATTTGCGTAAAAGAGTATTTGAAAGAGAGCTAGAAAAAAATGATTCTCCAAACGGTTAGTGACATACGTCAATTTTTTATTGATGAACTAAATGATGAAGCCTTTACTATAGATAAAACAGGTCAAAAAACTATTGAGTTAATTGGTGCTAATTTTTTATGCACTGAACCTGCTATTTTTGGTACACCTAGTCAAGAATATATTAACAAAGAAATAGCTTGGTATGAATCAGGTTCAACAAACATTTATGATATAAATGGTGTTGATTCAGATGCACCTCCTCAAGCATGGCAATACGCAGCAAATAAACATGGTGAAATAAATTCTAATTATGGTCACTTACTTTTTTCTGAAAAATATCATTATCAATTCCAACATGCCTTTGATGAATTACAAGCTAATCCAGATTCACGTCGTGCACAAATGATTTATAACCGTCCATCAATATGGTGTGAATATAATGAAGGCGGTAAATCTGATTTTATTTGCACTAATGCACAAACATTTTATATTCGTGATGGCATACTTTCAATGGTATCTCAAATGCGTTCTAATGATGTTGTTTATGGATATAAAAATGATTATGCTTGGGCACAATACTTAATGGATAAATTTGTAAGAGAATGGAATTCATTAGCAGAAATTTATGGTGAACATAGTCCTATTGAAAAAGGTATGTTAATGTGGCAAGTCATGAATTTACACGTGTATGAACGTCACTTCCATTTAGTTAAATAAGGATATGGAATGAAAGAATTTAGATGTGGTCCTGAATGGGATGAAAGAATTGTAAAACTAAATCCAGCTAAAAAGATTGGTGTGTTAATGTCATCAGGCGCTGACAGCACTACACTTTTTAAATTATTATGGGACAATTTTCCTGATACAGAAATTAGAATTTTTAATGTACAGACTTCATGGGATCCTAAGAAACCTTTAATTGAAGAAATCCTTGAAAAATTTGACGTTGATTTAGAATTAGAAATCATCGGAGAAAAGTATCATAATTGGGAAATGAAAAATCATTTTGCTAGACTTATGCTTGCGTTTCAAGATGTAAGAAATGATGAAGATATTGAAGAACTTTATTGTGGAAATATTTTGCCTCCACATCCTCAATGGTTTCCTCGTTGGAATGTAGACCAAAAGGGAATGGCAAAACGCCCATGGCTAACTAATGATAAATTTTGGAAGAATCCGTTTGAACATATTGAAAAATATCATGTAATTGATTTAGGAAGACGGAATGGATTTGACTATATTTATGACACAACTATTTCATGTAACACTCACGCCACTGAACCTTGTGGTTATTGTATGGGGTGTAGAGAATTAGAATATGCATATGATCAATTAGATAATGAAAAAGGTCTATCTCTTGATGAGTGTGCTAAAATTGCAGTAAATATGTATGGAGATATAGGATGGTAGACTTAGTTGAAAAATATAATCATGCTGCTAAGACATATTATGAAGAAAAATATGTTGATGGCGGATGGGAAAACAACATCTATATGCAAGATGAGAAAGATGCTCATGAGTTTTGGATGGAGAATATAGAAGAGGGAAAAATTATTTCATTAGGTGTTGGATCCGGACAAGACATTCCTATCTTACAATGGCCTGGACCAGAAAATTTTACAGGATATGATTTATCTCAAGGCATGTTAAATAATGCTAAAGAAAAGTTTAAAGATTATAACTTTGTTTTAGCTGATTGTAATGAAAATATAGATGATAGCTGTGATGTTCTTGTTAGTTTATTTGGTGTACCTAATTACATAGGTCTTCCTAAGTTGTTGGAGCACTATAGAAATTTTAATGCTCAGCATGCTTTTTTTATATTTTATGCAGAATGGTATGATGATGGCATTGCTGAAGAATACCATAAATACACTAAAGAAGAATTACAAAAATTGTTGTATCCTTATAATCCTATTATTAAACAACTAAATGAAAATTATTATATCGTTAAATGGTAGATGTTAATAAAATTTTACATTACTTGGATATGGCATATTAGTACTTGGAAGTTTAAAATTACACCTAAAGAAGTTAGATGTAATAATGAAACTACCAGGTATTATTCTATTAGAATAGGACCTATCTGGATGAAGTGGTATGTAAAATGAACTGGTTAATAGTAGTAATATTTGGAACATTGCAAGGCGATGTTTATATTTTTGAAAAGCCTAGGTTTGAAACTAGAGAAGAATGTATGGTTAGTATTAGAGATCCATTAGATCAAATCGCGTATCTTGGAAAATTAAAAGAAGAATATGGAAAAGACATGCCAATATTAGCAGTAAACTGTTTGCAAGAAAAAGTAATAAAAGAAATATTAAAAAAATCTTTTGGTGAAGAGCAAGAAGTATGAAATGGGATATACGATATTTAAAATTAGCAGAAGAAGTATCTAAGTGGTCTAAAGATCCATCTTCTCAAATCGGTGCTATTGCTGTAGGATCTAAAGGTCAAGTTTTATCTCAAGGATATAATGGTTTTCCTAGAGGAATAACAGATTCTCTTGATAGATATGCAGTGAGAGAAACTAAATACAAGTACATAGTACATGCTGAACAGAATGTAATTTATAACGCAACATACAACGGAGTATCATTAGATGGAGCTACCTTATTTGTTCATGGCTTGCCTGTTTGCAACCATTGTGCTCTTGGTGTTATTCAGGTAGGAATAAAAAGAGTTGTTATGCCAAGACAAAAAATAAAAGAACAGTGGGTCGAGTCATGGAATATGACTAAACAATTATTTGATGAAGCAGGCGTAGAGTATGAATTCATTTGCTGAAATGTATTCCAAAATTATAGAGGGATACAGATGGACAGTAATAAATGTAGACACTACTCATAGGTGTTTACTTCAATGTCAGTTTTGTTCACGCCAATCTGAAGTTCAAGGACAACCTATGATTTCTGATTATAGGAAATCTTATGGTGATTTAAAATCAAAAGAATTGAGAAAGTTAACTAACTTCGTAAGAAGTGGCATTTCATTTTGTGGTCAGATTTCTGATCCTATCTATCACAAAGATTTTATTTCATTATTGTCATCAATAGATGATGTAACATATTTAGAAAAAATCGAAATTCATACAAATGGATCTGGAAAAAAACAAGAGTATTGGGATGAACTTGTAGATGTAGCTTGGCAACTTCCAACTAGAATAGAATGGCACTTTGGTATAGATGGCATAGATGAAAAAGCAGCTATTCATAGAGTTGGCCAAGATTTTCATTCAGCTTTTGAGGCAATGAAATATGTAGCATCAAGGCAAAGAAGAGAACCTGAATGGGAAAGGTGGAGAGTCATTTGGCAATACATTCCATTTGCATATAATGAACATGATATTATGAAAGCAAAAGAAATGGCAGATGAAATAGATGTAGAATTAATATTACTTACTTCAGGTAGGTTTAATCCTGACAGTCCAGTTGCTCCTCCTACAAATATAAATTTAATTTCTAAAAAACTATTTGGTGAGAAAAAAAGAGTATGAAACTTTATCCTCAATGTTGGAGCGTAACAATGGAAGGCGATTATAAACCCAATGATGGATTTCCTGGTGCAGGAAATGGTTTAGCCTTTACTGCTTCAGGGCATCTTCTTCCTTGTTGTTATTTAGATAAGTATCACAACTATAAAAATAATACTAAAAATTTATGGGATGATGAATTAAGAGTTGATCGAAATGATGACATTCTTGATATTATAGAATCAGAACAGTGGTATAACTTTCACAAAGAATTATATGAACATCCTGAAAATGCATGTAAAGAATGTCACATGCATTGTTCTTCACCAAAATAAAAAAAATAGTTTACATTTGTGTAAAAATATGTTAGAATTATATTTAATAATCATAAATACGTATATCACACACTTGTAAATTTAAGGAATCATAAATGACTAGAATTGCTATTATCCTTGGTCGTGGTACTGAAGGCTGCGGTGTAACACAATGTGCTATTCAAATGCAAAAAGTAATAGGAGCAGATATCTATTCTGCAATTGATAAAAAATGGGGACGAGCTAAAGGATTAGAAATTGATCAAAAAGAATTTGTAATGGGTACGCAGTGGGAATTAACTGCAGATGTTATTAATTCAATGTATGATTTAGCAATCATTTATTCAGTACCTTCTAAGTCTCATCCACAAGATTGTCAAGATAATTTTGTACCATTTTTACAGAGACTAAAAATACGTAAAGCGTTTATTAATGTAGACCATAAAGCTGCTTCAATAGCACGTAATGCTAATCTAAAAGAAGTTTGCGAAAATGTTGATGTCATTATGACTCACAGTCTTGAAAATGATTTCTCAAAATTTATGAAGAAAAATAGAATCCAAACTCCATTAACTAAAATGGGTTTGGGTTTTGATTATGAGGATCACCGTCAAAAGTATTGGCGACCAATTGAAGAACAACAGCATAATATGGTTCGTTGGATTGGTCGTACTGCAATGTGGAAAGGTCCTAGTTTAATGATTGATTTCCATCAAGATGCTTTGATGGAGCAAGGATTTATAACTGTCCTTGAAGGTTTAGAAGCTTCTATACAATATCCTCTTGTTTTATATCGTGATAATAAAGAAGATAATCCTGTTGATCGCCGCATGGTTGAAAATTATTTTAGACCAGAAAAGAAATTTAATGAAGTCAAGTTTACACCTGACTTGTATGGTAAAGAAGAAACCAATAAAGGTGCTTATCTATATCCTCAATACATAAATAATGAGGCAATGATGAGAATGGCACGTTCAGCATTTGGTTCAGATCTTTATCATTTAAAAGCAGAAACATATGGTAACAATATTGAAAATTGTCATGCTGAATGTATTGCATCTGGCACTGTACCATTATTCCATAAACATTTCTGTGATAACGTAATACACCCTGTACAGGGTGATCCTATTAGTCAATGCAAAAATTCTGGCACTCTTGGTGTTGACTATACTAATTTTAAAGAGTGTCAAGAAATGATGACAAAACTCAAAAACGATCCGTCTATGAGAGATGATTGGAGAGAAATGGCATTTGAATTTTGGAAACAACACTCCAATGGTGAGGATGTTGTAAATGAAATTATTGATCTTGCTATTAACACAACTGAAAACCAACCACAAGGACTAGAGGAATTTTTCGTATGAAAATTTTAGTAACAGGTATTGCCGGCATGATCGGCTTTCACGCAGCCAGGCACTTCGCAAAAAATAATTGGGAAGTATGTGGCTTAGACAATTTTAATGATTATTACGATCCACAATTAAAAGAAGATCGTGCTAACATTTTACAAGAAGAATATAATGTTCCTATTATGCGAGGGGACATTGAAGACTTTAAAGTAATTAATGACAATACGTCATTTATGAAAGATGTAGATATTGTATTACACTTAGCTGCATATGCAAATCCAAGACACGCTCTTGAAGAACCGCAACCATATATTGATACTAACATAACTGGAACACAACGTATTATAGAAGTATGTGAAGAACTAAACATACCAGTTGTATATGCATCAAGCTCCTGCGTTATGCATGGACAGCCTTTACCTTGGAATGAACATGATCGACCAGATTTACAAAACAATCCATATGGTTGGTCTAAACGAGTAAATGAATGTCAGTTTTCTCATTCTAAAATTTCACGTTCTGCAGGCCTTCGCTTCTTTACAGTGTATGGACCATATGGTCGACCAGACATGGCTCTATTTAAATTCACAGATGGAATCGTTAAAGGTGAACCAATCACACTTTATAATTATGGTGATATGAAACGTGATTTTACCTATGTACAAGACATCGTAGATGGTATAGAATTAGTAGTAGATAAAGCTATGAATGAAACCAATCAAGAATGGCATGAAATCTATAATATTGGTTATGGCCAACAGGTTAATCTATTAGATTTTGTAGATGAAATTGAAAAAAATCTTGATCGGAAAGCAGAAAGAGAATTAGCGCCTAAACATCCTGCAGATGTCCCTGAGACGTGGTCTGACACTACTAAATTACAAGCGTTAGGTTATAATCCTAAAACTTCTATAACAGATGGTGTTAAAGAATTCATTACATGGTACAAAAGTTATTATGGAGTTAATTAATGAGAATGACAATTGTTGGCCACGGGTTTGTTGGCAAAGCTGTGGATTATGGCTTTTCAAATAAAGCTATTACTAAAACTATCATCGATCCTCTCTATAATACTACTTTAGATGATGTAGAATTAAGTGAAGATATAACGTTTGTTTGTGTTCCTACACCTATGGGTAAAGATGGATCGATCGATTGTTCTATTGTAGTTGATACTGTAACAAAACTTTTGCTACGTAGATCAGGAATCATTGTTATTAAATCAACTGTGACACCTGACATAATTGAAAAATTTTCAAGACGCGGTGGAGGTGCTAGAGTAGTTTACAATCCTGAATTTTTAACTGAAAAAAATGCATGTGAAGATTTTGTAAATCCATCTATGCATATTTTTGGAGGAAATCCAGAAGCTACAGAAAGATTAGAACAAATCTATAAAGACTTTAGCTTATGCAAGCCGTGTCCTGTATATCACATGACGTCCACTGATGCAAGCTTTGTAAAGTATGGAATTAATTGTTTCCTTGCATCAAAGGTCTTATGGATGAATCAATTTTATGATGTCATAGAAAACTTTGGAGGAAATTATGGTGTTATCAGTAACGCAATTGGAACAGATCCAAGAATTGGTAGGTCTCATATTACTGTGCCTGGGTTTGATGGCAAGCGTGGCTTTGGTGGCGCTTGCTTCCCAAAAGACACAGCAGCGTTTGCGAACTTTGCGAAATCTTTTTCCGTTTTAGAAAAAGTTATCGAAGAGAATAATAAGTATCGTAATTGTTATGATAAAGATGAAAGAGAAAAGGCTCAGAATGTAAATTATGGTTAAGTATGCAAGTATAGTTCCACTCATTGGTGGAGAAACAATAGCAATGCAAAATGTATTTGGGACAAAACCTGAATATATATTATCATATACGGACTTTGAAGCAAATGACAGCCAACTTCTTAATTATTACGACAATAGCGTTCCTTATTATAAGCTTGACGTGGGTGGTCTTGCGCCTCATAGTGTCGATGTTGTCAACACTGTTTGCCCTTGCGCTGGCTTGTCTTCCCTTTCTCCTAGCAGCAATGCTGATAGCAGCACTAATGACTGGATGGTCAAGTCAGCAGAATATGTTTTGGAATCAATTCAGCCAACAGTTTTTTGGGGAGAAAATGCTCCAAGATTAGCAAGCAAAATGGGTGAAAAGGTTGTAGCACAACTTCGTCAACTAGCAAGAAAAAATGGTTATACCTTTAGCATTTATAAAACTAAATCTATTTTACATGGACTAAGTCAAATTAGAGATAGAACTTTCTATTTTTTCTGGAAAGGTAACTCAATTCCAAGATTTAATTTTTATAAAAGACAATATGAAAAAATTGAAGACACTATTCGTTCTGCTGCAACCAATGAAGCAGATCCAATGTTTGAAACTTTAACAAATAGTAAGACTCCATCTGAAGAACCTTTTTATCAATACGTATTACAAGAAATGCATGGTGGTATTAGTCATATGGAATTTTTCAATTTAATTGAAAAAACAACCAATCCATTGCATTATATTGAAGACAAAGGTGTTGATTACGAAGATGTAGCAAAATGGATGGACGATAATGGCCATGAAAATCATGCACGTAAATGTCGTAGGATGGGTGAAAAGCTAAAAGCTGGTGGTAACATTATGAGAAAAACTACAGAAGTTGGTAAAAATTATATTGGTGCTTTTGTTGGTCATTTTCCAATGGAACTTACTCATCCAGATCAAGACAGATATTTAAATATTAGAGAAGCTTTGTCAATTATGAAAATGCCTAAGGATTTTCAATTAGTAGGTGGTCGAAAAAACATTAATATGATTTGTCAAAACGTTCCAGTAACTACTGCACAAGACATGGCTGAAAATGTAAAAAGATTTTTAAGCGGTGATGCTTGTCTTGTTGAGTCAGATTTCGTAATTCAAGATAATAAATCAGAAACCTTTTGGTCTGAAAAACAACCGGCAACATTAGAAGCATTTATGTAAGGAGTATCCTATGTCTATTATGGATAAATTAAAAAAGAACTCAAAGTTAAATCATACTGAAGTTCTTGCAGAATCAAAATTTTTTACTGAAAAAGATATGGTTCCAACAGACGTTCCAATGGTGAATGTTGCATTATCAGGATCAGTTGACGGTGGGCTAGCACCTGGTCTTACTGTTTTAGCTGGCCCTTCAAAACATTTTAAAACATCCTTTGCTCTTTTAATTGCTGGAGCATATATGAAAAAACATCCAGATTCTGTTATGCTTTTTTATGATTCAGAATTTGGTTCGCCTCAAAGTTATTTTGAACAATTTGGCGTAGATACAAATAGAGTATTGCACACTCCTATTACAAACGTAGAAGAATTAAAGTTTGATTTAATTGCACAACTAGAAAATTTGGATAGAGATGATAAAGTTGTAGTAGTTATAGATTCCATTGGCAATCTTGCTTCAAAGAAAGAAATGGAAGACACTCTCAATGAAAAATCTGTAGCAGATATGTCTCGCGCTAAAGCTCTCAAAGGTTTATTTCGTATGGCAACACCTTATCTTGCTATGAAGAATATTCCTTTACTTGCAGTAAATCATACATATAAAGAAATTGGATTATTTCCTAGAGATATTGTTGGTGGCGGAACAGGCATTTATTATTCAGCTGACAATATCTGGATTCTCGGCAGACAACAAGACAAAAAAGGTACCGAGATTCAAGGTTATCATTTTGTTATTAATGTGGAGAAGAGCAGGTATGTTAAAGAAAAGTCTAAAATTCCTATTACTGTTTCCTGGGACGGCGGTGTTCGCAATTATTCTGGGTTGCTTGACGTGGCTCTTGTTGGTGGGTACGTTACTAAACCTTCAAATGGCTGGTATGCAGCGGTTAATATGGAGACAGGTGAAATTGGCCAAAAGGTTAGGCATGATCAAACTTTAGAAAAAGAATTTTGGGATAGCATTTTTGCTAATACTAATTTTAAAGAGTTTCTAAAAAAACAATATTCAATTGGATACCAAGATCAAGTATCAATGGATGCTATTGTAGAGGAAGTAATTGAATGAACCATAAAGAAAATATTGATTATGAATTGATTCCATCATCTACAGATGATAATCATTGGAATGTGAGATTTTTAACAGGAGATTATATTGAAACTGTAATTGCCTATGGTAAAATCGCACTGGAAGGTGATGGACTCGATGAAACAGATACTAGGATGACATTTAACTTAGAAATTGTTGAAACACCAGATCAAGATTTAACAGAAGACAATGAAGAGTTTCAACGTTATGCTGGTGACATATTAATATCAATTATTTCTGAATCACTTGAAGGATACAAATGAATTCCATTGAACAAACTATAATTAAAAACATTATTACTAATGAAACGTTTATGAGAAAAGTCTTGCCTTTTATTAAGCCAGACTATTTTGAAGGTACGTATCAAAAAATATTTAAAGAAGTCGCAAAGTTTGTTGCTAAATATAATAAGATTCCAAATGAAGAATCATTTAAAATTGAAATTGAACAAAGCGAATCATTTACTGAAGAGCAATATCGACATGCTATAGAAATCATCCCGCAATTATTTGATAAAGAAGAAAGCGATCAACAATGGCTTTATGATACTGCAGAAAAATGGTGTCAAGATCGTGCACTATATAACGCTATCATGGAATCAATAACTATTATTGATGGCAAACACCAAAGTTTATCTAAGAATGCTTTACCAGATATTCTAACCAAAGCATTAGGTGTTTCTTTTGATACGAATATTGGACATGATTATATAGAAAATTCTGATGAACGATATGAGTTTTACCACCGCGATGAAGAAAGACTTCCATTTGACCTTGACTTCTTTAATAAAATCACTAAAGGTGGTTTACCAAATAAAACACTTAATATTTGTCTTGCAGGCACTGGTGTTGGTAAGTCTTTGTTTATGTGTCATTGTGCTGCTGCGAATTTAGCAGATAATAAAAACGTGCTATATCTTACTATGGAAATGGCTGAAGAAAGAATTGCTGAACGTATTGATGCTAATCTTCTCGATATACCAATTGATCAAATTCCAAATTTAAGTAAGTCAATGTATGCCGATAGAGTGACAACATTATCTAAAAAGACAAGTGGTAAACTAATTATAAAAGAGTATCCAACAGGTCAGGCCAATGCAGCACACTTCCGTGCCTTGCTCAATGAGCTTAAGTTAAAACGATCATTTGAACCTGATATTATATACATTGATTATTTAAATATTTGTGCATCAAGTAGAATGAAAGGAATGGGCGGTGCAATTAATTCATACAACTACATTAAAGCAATCGCTGAAGAAATACGTGGCCTTGCGGTCGAGTTCGACGTTCCGATCGTCTCTGCAACGCAAACGACTCGTTCTGGTTATTCTAACACAGATGTTGGGCTTGAAGATACGTCCGAATCTTTTGGATTACCCGCAACCGCAGACCTCATGTTCGCACTCATCTCAACAGAAGAACTAGAAGGTATGGGTCAACTTGCAGTTAAACAATTAAAGAATAGATATAATGATCCAACATATAAAAAACGTTTTGTGATTGGTGTAGATCGATCTAAAATGAAATTATATGATGTGGATGATAAAGAACAAACTTTAATAGATGATACGCCTACATTTGATAAAACAGATGTTGGAAATAAATTTGCTGATTTTAAATTAAACTAGGAGAACTAAATGCATGCACGTCTCATATCCTATAGCCAACCCTCAGGTCGTATCCACGCAGGAGAACTTGGTTACGCGGGGCTTGATAACATCCAAGACCTCGTCGCCTATTGCGCCCGTGTCTCCAATCCACAAAACCAAGCTAACACCAAAACAACAACAAAGCTACTTAAATATCTCATCAAGCACAAGCACTGGTCACCATTCGAAATGGCAAGCGCCTGCCTCGAAGTCGAAACCACAAGAGACATTGCCCGACAATTCCTTCGACACCGCTCCTTTTCCTTTCAAGAGTTTTCTCAGCGGTATGCTGACATCCGCGATCTTAATGACAATTTTATTTTAAGAGAAGCACGATTACAAGACACTAAAAATCGTCAAAATAGTATAAGTATTAATGATAAAGAATTACAAATGCAATGGGAAGGATACCAACAGAGTGTTATCAATCAAGCAAAAGCAGCATACGAATGGGCAATTGAAAACGGGATTGCCAAGGAACAAGCCAGGGCTGTTTTGCCGGAAGGAAACACAGTCTCTCGTCTTTATGTTAATGGCACCATTCGTTCTTGGATACATTACATTGATTTGCGCACGGCAAATGGGACACAAATGGAACATATCGAATTGGCAAAAGAAATAGCAAAAGCAATATCTGCAATTTATCCTAGTATAATGGAGATCTTAGATGGGTAAAAAATTATCAACATGGTATTCACAACTTAATGATGATTATTGTGAAGTTCATTTTGATTATAAAGAAGAATATGCTTATATTAAATACTTTAATTCAGGCGGAAAAATTTTTTTTACAGAAGATTTTAAAGGTAAATCAATTCATTATGTAAATGATGCCGCTGATAATTGGACAACAGGTATAAAAAAACTTGATAAAAAACGTAAGTAGTTGATTTCTAAAGAAACAAAAAGGTTTACAATCGTTATTTTCTGTGGTAGAATATACTATAAAAAATGAGGCAGTAAAATGAAACTATCAAGCTTACTTTCTGGTGCTGTTAATTGTGCTATCGTTATTTCAATTGCAACACTAGCATCCGCTCGCGCAGCTGATGTAGAAAAATTTGTTAAATCATTTTCTGATGATGACAGATATTGCATACAGCAGAATGTTTATTTTGAAGCACGCAATGAAAGCATGTTAGGTCAAGCTTCTGTAGCATGGGTCACTCTAAATAGATGGAAGTCTGAAAAATTTCCCAATGACGTATGTGATGTTGTATGGCAAAGAAAACAATTTAGCTGGACGCATGATGGTAAATCAGATCGTCCTAAAGAAATAGAAGCATGGGAACGTGCTGGTCGTGTTGTAAAAATGGTATTAGAAGATTATGCATGGGGAAGAGAAGATCCGACTGCTGGAGCAACTCACTATCATGCAACATATGTAAAACCATATTGGGTTGCATCGCTATCAGAAATTAAGAAAATTGGTACACATATTTTCTATAAATAATTTATATGGAGTACTTATATGTTACACCCTGTATCGGTGTTTGTCGAATTGATAAAGAAACAAAGAAATGTCATGGGTGTGACAGAACCATTGAGCAAATATCTCAGTGGATTAATTATTCACATGAGCAAAGAATGAAAATAATGAAGGAACTTGGTTATGGAAAACGGAGACTCAAGCGTAGGTCTAGGACAAACAATAACAATTGATACGTCAGATTTTGAAGACTATAAAGATTGGGGACCTACTCTTACATTTGTTAGTGAAAGCACCGATTACAAGTTTAATGAAGGTGCTCTTATTGAAGAATTTAAAAAATACATTGACTCAACTTATGATGCTCATTATGCTAAAGATAAATTTCAAGCTACAGAATTTATTATAGATGGTGGACATGGTACTGGATTTTGTATGGGTAATGTATTAAAATATGCTCAGCGCTACGGTAAAAAAGGTACTGCCGCTGATGCAAGAAAGGATCTTTTGAAGGTATTACATTATGCCCTCATCCAACTCTACATACACGATACGGAAGTACAAGAATAGTTCAAAATACGTTGCCTATGATGATAGTACTGGCAAAGTGATAATTATATCACAGTATAAAAAAATAATTTTTAGCCATTTACAATCCTTGGGATATGTGGTTAAATAAACAAGTAGATGTTAGAGGGTATTCAGGACCGCGGGGCGGTACCGCGCAGCTCCACCATAAACACTTGGAGAATGAAATGAGTGATATAGTTACATATTTGTCATTGAGACTTGTACAGTACGGATTGGTAATTGTACTATTTGGAAGTTTATTAGAAGTGTTTTTGATGGGGCTGAAATAGGATCGACTGGTATTTGAGTCTACGAAAATCAAATGCAAACGATAACTTTGCACCATCTGGTTACGCTCTAGCAGCATAACACAGGGGGTTGGCCACTTACCTAGCAACAGAAAAGTGGTGAATTCGCACAGAAATAGTAAAGGAAGAAAAATGAAAATTGCAGCATTAGCCGCAGTATCGGCAATTACGTTAGCTGCTTGCGCAGCAGAAGAAGCAGAAGCAGCTGACATCGGTGTACTAGGACAAACGTTGTCTATTGGAGCTACAGTAGATACAAACTATGAAACCGGCGTCGAAGAATGGTCAATGGAATTTGAACCACACGCTGGTTGGAAAGCATGGGGAACTGATTTTAAAGTATCTAGTACTTTTGATGTTTTAGAGCTAAATAGTGGCGACGACATCTTTGAAGGATTAGATTTTGAAGTTGGTTATCAGCTTTTTGATGGACTCCGTGCTTATGGGGAAGTTAGCACTGATGCAGATTTAGAGTTTGGTAACACCACTGTAGGGGTTGCATTCTCATTCTAATATAAATATTAGTATCGGGTCGTTCCGTAATGAACGCGCAGGGGGCCACGGTTAGCTCCCTTTTTTATTTTAGGAGACAGTCATGTTATGGACAGCAGCAATCTTACTTTGTATACCAGATATAGAACCAAGTTTTGAAACTTGCAATGTGCTATTTAATTCGAAATTTAAATATAGTACAGAAGTACAATGTTACGAAGCTCTAGCTAGACAAATGAATTTTATGATAGAAAATAATCAATTGTATGGCCATGAATTTGTTGAAGCAAAATGTACTGTTTGGGGTGCTTCGAAGGACGGTGAAGTATAAATAGATAAAAGGTGGTAATTACTTGAATACTTTGTTATTATCTGTAATTTAAGATAAATGAAACGATATAACGAGGTGTTTAATGATAGACCCTATAAGCGCCGTAGGTGTAGCGACTGCTGCCTTTAATGGAATTAAGCAAGCGGTTGCTCTTGGTAAAGATATACAAGATATGTCAGGTCAACTTGGCCAATGGTCAAAAGCAATTTCTGATATTAATTTTGCAGCAGAGCAAGATAAAAAACCTCCTTGGTGGAAAAAGCTAGGAGGTGGTCATCAGGCAAATGCTGTTGAATCATGGATGCAAAAGAAAAAAGTAGATGAGATGCGTGAAGAACTCCGCAGCTATATTTCTTTATACTATGGTCCATCTGCATGGAAAGAAATTGTTCACATTGAAACCCAAATGCGTAAAGAACAAAAAGAAAGAGAATACGCAGCAATCGAACGTAAACAAGCAATAATGGAATGGCTTGTTGGAATTGGCTTATTTGTTACTTCAGTCGCGATAATGGTAGGGTTTGTTTGGATTTTTAATCAGGCGCCATAATATGTGGAATAAATTTAAAAAATGGATTACAATAGACCATTGCGTTGATTTATTTGTAGATATTATTTTAATCATTTGGGATGTTATTACTAGCCCTATACTCATAGTTATGAGAATATTAAGATGGGTATTAAGTGATTGGTTAACTGCAACCTTAAAGAAATGGGCTCGATGGATAGCTCATTGGTTTGAACATAAAGCTGAATTAAGAAAAGAAAAAGGAATAAGTTTTATAAGAGCATATTGGTGGGCATTTGTTTTTGCCCCTTTTCTTTTCTTAATGCTTCTTTTTGCGGGTGCTATATTATTTGGATTAGCTGAAGGAATAGGATATATATTAGACGACATAGAAAATATGTTAAAATAGAGGTTATAGTATGTGGGTACTCGTATGGCTAGCTTTGACTAGCTCACAAGAGATGAAGACTTATCATTTAGGAAACTATACTGATAAAGATTCATGTGTAAAAGCAATGAGCAAAGCTTCAGTGCTTATTACAGACAAAAATCAAACCCTAGACTGTTTTTGGGTTAAACTATCGGAGGAATAACCATGGACTGGTTAAAATCTAAAATTGCTTGGTTAAAATCAAAAGTTACTGAAAGATCTAGCTTAGATGGAGTAATAATGATCGGCGGCGGAGCTGCTATCATTGTCTTTCCACCTTTCGCAGAATTGATAGCATATGGTGCTATTGCTGTAGGTGCTTATACGATTTGGCGTAAAGGATAATTAAAAAAATATATTATGGCTTTTTTAATTCACCCTTTACCCCCCATCCATGTCTATGTTCGAAAGGAATATCTTTATGACTTAGAACATGGGCATGGAGAATTTACACCAGGGATATGGATAAGCGTAAAGAGCGTAAAGTATAAAGCACTTTATTTTGAAACACTATTAACTGACTATGGAGCTCTTTATGACAAACTACCAATTTCCGCGTTTGTTTGGAAAACGGATCATGACGAGCTTCTTCCTCTTGATGTTCTTCAGCTTTGGGATTGTTTTGATTACGACATTACCGTTGTCCAAAAACCAATCTTGTCACGATGCGAATTTTTTGGAAAAGACAAACGTATGCATGCCGGTGAATATGAATTCACAATCGATAATTGTCACCGCGATACTTCCATCCTTGACACCAACTTCAGCGAACACGACCCTGAGCACAAATCATTTAATGTTATTAGACTCGACAATGGTCAATTCGCTGCTCAGCCTAATAATAGGGTTCTCTTCAGAGATAGCTCCTTAACTATCGATAATTTATTAAGACCTGACTTTAAAGTATGTACACAAAATTATGCTGTTGAAACTGAACCAAAGTGGTCAGTTGGACATACTGATGAATGGCAATATAAAACTAAAGAAGAAGAAGCTAATGAATGACAATAGCTTTATCTGCAATTTTGGCAACACATATTTGGATGGGAAACTACAATGGACTTGTCAAAGTTTGCGAATATCGACCTGCAAGAAATATTTCTCGATTCTATAATCATTATCCTCCTAAAAGATACATTCCCTTTGATTCAAATTGTCCTCTTTATATTGTAGTAAAAAGAAGAAAATAATTTTCTGTTACCGGTAACAAAATTTCTCTCACACATATATAATTATAAGCAATGAAAGGAGAGTTATATGACGCCTTGGATGCGGAAAGAAGCTAACCGATTACACTGGTTAGTAAAAGGCCACCTAATAAATCCTAAAGCTTCCGACGAAGAAGTAGAAGGTACCTACAATTCTTATATGAAAAGACTATGGGGAAACTGTGAAAGAGCTGAGTATGGTGAAATTGGATTTGAAGCTGCTTGGAAAAAAAGAGAAGCTGAAACTTTTATGCAAAAAAAATGAAAAAAATGCATTTTAGGGGTTTACAATCGGTTTAAAATATGGTAGTATATTCTTATCAAATGAAATGATGGAGATTATATTATGGCACATGAAGTAGAAACAATGGCATACGCTGGTGAGTTACCTTGGCACGGTCTTGGTGTAGAGGTTAACAATGATTTGACACCAGTTCAAATGATGCAAAAAGCAGGCTTAGATTGGTCTGTTGAAAAACAAAAAATCATGACTGAGACTGGTGTTCCAGTCGGTCAAAAACAAGCTTTGGTTCGTACATCAGATAATAAAGTTCTAGATGTTGTAGGTACTGATTGGAATCCAGTACAAAACGAAGAAGCTTTCGAATTCTTTGCTGAGTATGTTGCCGCAGGCGATATGGAAATGCATACAGCAGGTTCACTTAAAGGTGGACAAATGGTTTGGTCTCTTGCAAAAATTAAAGAGTCATTCGACATTTTTGGTGAAGACACAGTAGAGTCTTACCTACTTTTCTCTAACCCTCATCAATATGGTAAGTCAATCGACATTCGATTTACACCTATTCGTGTTGTTTGTAAAAACACGCTTACTCTTTCACTTAGCCAAGCAGCAGATCGTGCTGTCAAAGTTGGACACCGTACAGAGTTTGATGCTGATCAAGTTAAAGAAACTCTTGGCCTAGCTCATGAAAAGTTTGAGAAGTACAAAGAAATGGCAGAGTTCTTAGGTTCTCGTAAATTTTCTGTTGACTCTCTTATTCAGTATTACAATGATGTGTTCCCTAACACTTCACGTAAAACAACTGAACGCACAGTAGAAACTTTAGATGATCTTAGCCGTGCTGCAAAAACATGTTACGATTCATTAGAAACTCAGCCTGGTGCACAATACGGTGCTGGTACATGGTGGCAAGCTTTTAACTCTGTAACTTTCCATACTGATCACGTTCAAGGACGTAATTCTGAAAATCGCTTGCACAGTCAGTGGTTTGGTGGAAATCAACTACGTAAAATTAAAGCAGCAGAAAAAGCAGTTGAATACGCCAACGCTGCATAATTTTACAAAACTTTTACAAAGTTTCGCTAAAGAAAAGGGTATATACTATATGCCCTTTTTATTTTAAGGATACGACATGTCAACAACAAAACTCTGGAAAAAGGTAAAGAAAATGGATCTAGGAAATCCTGTAATCACCGCTCTTGTTGGACTGGTGATTTTTTACATTGGTCTCAAAACATTCTCAGGTGGAATGAAATCAATGGGAAACATGGACCATCTACAATTCTTTTTAGGTAGTCCAATTTACATGTTCATTGGAGGAATCGTTATGACTCTCCTTTGGCAATCATCATCGTTATCAACCACAGCAATCATTGCTTTAGTTGCATCTGGAGCTTTACCACTTCCAGCAGCAGTTGCTGCCGTGCTTGGAGCTAACATTGGTACGACAGGTACGATATGGTTAGCTGGCTTTTTCGTCTCAGATGGATGGCCAAAAGGTGATACTCTTCGAATAGCTATGGCCCATACGGGCATGAACTTATTGATGGCTTTATCATTACTTCCATTTGTAGGATACATAGCAAGATTTCTTGGTAGATTTTGATATAGATATTATACATTGATTTGAAAAGAGAGACATTATGCACTTTAATTATTATTGTATTAAAGATCAACCTACAAAATTTTACTATACTCTCATTGAGCAGTATGAAGAAATGACTGGTAAGAAGTATTGTACTAGAAAACATATCTTCGAAGATAAGCCAAAGAAAAAAGAAAAAAATTTAATGTTCCTACCATTGGAACCAGCTACAGCATTTCTTCATGAAGAGTTTCCTTATTGGGAACACATACAATGGGGATTAGATAATAATATAGAAATTTGGCTTGACTACTCATGGGAATTTACTGAAAGTAAATTAAGACCAGAAATAGAAAATCAATATTTTTGGTTTAAGCATAAAGATTATCTAATAGAAAATAATATTAAAATTCTTTCACAACATCTTGAATCAACAGACAATCAATGGCCAGAATTAGTTGATCCAGATCTTCGTAAAATTACTCATAATTTAAATATGTTTGAATTTAATATGAGAATTAACCATGAAAGAAATAATATTGAGTGGAGAATAAATGCTTCTCCAAGAGAAAAAGAAAAGAAAAAATATTTTTGTAATTTTATTCCTGGTGAGATTAGAAAATATCCAGCCACATTAATGTTGCAAGCATTATTTAATGAGATTGGTGAAGAAAATGTATTTTATTCTACTGTATTAGGAGATTATTTTTCAAAATATATGATGACTTGGAATGATTTAGAATTTCTATGGGAAAATCAAATTAGGTGGTTTAGTAAAGAACATCAAGCATTGTTTCTCCAATGTTTAAAAAATACTGAACAACTACATAAACATATTCCATTTGAAGATCAATATGATATTTCTAGTTTTGATTATCATAGTAAATACAATTCCGCTGAACGTAGAATTCCTATGGGTGTGTATGATAGTCATTTTAGTATTGTAGCTGAAGTATCTTGGGCTTCACATTTTTTTACAGAAAAAACTTTTAAACACATTATGGCAGAGCAGCCATTTATAATTAGTGCTGGACCAGGACATAATCATGCACTAGGAAATTTAGGTTATCAAGTTTATGATGAGTTATTTGATTTCCAATGGGATAATTTACGATCTCCTAACTCTTTTATAGGACAAGATCATAATTGCATTATAGATAATGTTAAGAGATTATGGGTAAATAAAGATTTATTTAATCAATCCAGTGTTCGAGAAAAAACACAGTTTAATCGTCAACATTTATTAAGAAAAACAAACGCCTTGGCTTTTGAGCAGGAATTAAAGAAAGTATTAGAATCATGAGAATAGGATTTATTGGATTAGGAAAATTAGGTGGACCAGTAGTGGAAGCAATGTCTGAAGCTGGTCATGATGTAGTTGGTTATGATATAAATGGAAGTGGTGCTGACTCAATTAAAGATGCAGTTCATCTCCGCGAAATTGTATTTGTAGCAGTGCCAACACCACATGATCCACTTTATGATGGAAAATATGTATGTAGTGATTTAGAACCTAAGAATTTTGATTACACCATTGTTCAAGATGTACTAAAAGAAGCTGATAAACACATGCATCAAGATCAAATTTTAGTTTTAATATCTACTGTTTTGCCAGGAACAACTACTAAACATTTTGCGCCATTAGTTAAGAATGCCAAGTTTGTATATAACCCTTATCTTATTGCAATGGGTACAGTAAAAGAAGATTTCTTAAGACCTGAAATGATTATGATGGGTGGTGATCCAGATTCAATGGATAAGCTTGAAAGTTTCTATAGAGATATGTGCGATTGTGAAAGATATATTAGAGGAACATGGGAAGAATGTGAATCAGTTAAAATTTTCTACAATACATTTATTACTACAAAAATTACTCTTGCGAATATGATTCAAGATGTAGCGATGAAGATTGGAAACATGAATGTAGATGTTGTTACAGATGCTTTAGCATATTCTACAAATAGAATTATGTCTCCAAAATACATGAAAGCTGGAATGGGTGATGGTGGATCTTGTCATCCAAGAGATAACATTGCTTTGCGTTGGTTAGCTCAAGAAATTAATCTCGGATATGATTTATTTGATGCTATTATTAAAGCAAGAGAAGAACAAGCTAGAAATATGGCTAACTATTTAAAAGCATTGTCTGTATTACATGGTCTTCCAATTGTTATTGTAGGTAAAGGATTTAAACCTGATGTTCCATATGAAGATGGTTCACCTTCAATCTTAGTAGCACAATTTTGCGAAGCTGAATTCGACAAATTTGATGAACCTGCAATATTCCTGACCGCTCATTCAAGACAAACTACTTTTGGAAAATCAAATCAAGATTATGATTTTCCTGAAGGTTCAATTGTAGTGGATCCTTGGAGAGAAAGAGAAGGAGCAATTTGGTATGGAGACACATCGCCTTGATGTATTAGAGCCTATTCCTGAAATAGATAAGCTTATTGAATATTTAAATTTAGTTCCACCTAATGGGATTGTTTTAGAAGTAGGTACTTATTTAGGTGCCACCACTACTAGGTTAGCTGCTGCTAGACCCGATGTCAAAATTTTTACAATTGATCCAGCTGCCAATTCTGGCATGTGGGAAAACTGTGGAGAATACGGCCCATATGTTAAAGAAAAGCTTATAAGTGAATTTGGAATTATTCCAAATGAAAAAACCGTAAGAGAAAATTGTAATAGATTTCCTAACATTCATTTTATGAAAGGATATAGTCCTCAAGATTTTTTAGATTGGGATACACCAATTGACTTATATTTTGAAGACGGAGATCATGGAAAGGTTTGGTATGGTATGTCTCACTGGGCAAATCGTGTTAAGCCAGGTGGATATTTAATCGCGCATGATTATTACATGCCACGACCACGGGAAGCTATAACAGGCATATCTAACTGGCCTGATTGGGATTTTATAGAAGAATATCGCCGTCCAGATTTAACTGAAGAGCAACACAGTAGCATAGGAGTTTTAAAAAAACGTAAGTGATTGTTTTTAAACGAAACAAAAATCAAATAAAATGCATTTTTTCCTTTACATTCGGCTCATAATATGGTAGATTAATATTATAAGGAGAAAATATCATGACTGATTATGGAATGTTTACTACTGAAGGTAACGTTAAAGTTGCAGAGATTATCACCAAAGGATTGAATCTCAAAATCAATTATGATATTGAAACCGTTTGGAATTGGGCAGACGATGCTCTTGCACGGCTTGCACTAATTCCTGAATTTGAAGAAGCCGATGATACGGCTGTACGTGAAGCTGTTTACAGCGCCATTATATAAGGAGTATTTGTTATGGGTCGTATGAAAGAATTAGTAATGGAACAAGAAGAAATGGTTGCAGACGAAATGGATTTCGTTGCACAAGAAACTTCTTCTTATAGTGAGTTTGAACAACAAGTAATCGAGGCTTATAAGTCAAATGATTATTTGTTTTCATATGTACAGCACTCTTTAGATTATGTTAAAGAAGTTGCATATGAAATATGGAGCTTCCGCCATGCAAATTAATCAAAATCGTACCGATTGCTATATCGGTACTTTTACCACTTCTGATGAAGATCAAGCTGAGCTTAGACAAATTAGAAAAATGGTTACTAATCTAAACAAAGATTTAAAACACTTTGGATATGATTATCGTTATTATGTAAAATGTCAAGGGCGAGGTCATCGTTATGGTGTACGAAGATACAACCAATCTTTGCCCTTAACATTAGCTAAGAAAATGGATGCATACATCTATCGTCGTAGATAATTTTCATTTTTTTCTCCCGCTACTAGAGGTCCTGATGGACCTCTTTTTTTATATAAATAGATAAAAATAATCTATAGGTAGATGGTAATGGATAGCTTTAAAGGATACATTTCAGAAATGGCAGCGCAACAAGGATTTCAATATGAAGTGAATGCTGCTAAAGCACTAAAACCACTAGGAATTGTTCCTGGAAATTTTAGTCCAGCTGGCGCAGGTCATGATCAACCCGATTTAATGATTCAAAAAAATGGAGTAAAAGCAGGATTAGAATTAAAAATCACTGCTGCTTCTGCTGGCTCTCTTGTTATGAAGTATGATTCTGGTACTTGGTCAATAGGTAATCCAAATGAGAAAGATGATGAAAAGTTATTCATTATAAATCTCGCAAAAGAAGTTGGAATCACAGACTTAATTCAAAAACAATGGAGAGCAGAACCATTTAAAGGAACAGGATTAAGTAAAAAGACTGAAGCAGAAGCAGCACTTTCATCTAAACGCGAAAAATATGAACGTGATTTAAAAATGTTTAAAGATATTAAAGGTGAGATTCCTGCTGCAAAGATAGAACAATATTATAATAAAAAGAAAACATATTATGTTAATGTTGGAACACATGGTTTTTATTTACTTGGAACAAAAAATCCTTTAAAATTATCTGGCATTCCTAGATTTAGTAAATCAGCTAAAGCCACATATAGAGCTAGAGTTCAATACAAAGGAAAAGATAATTATCAATTTACTTTTGAAATGCAATTTAGTATTCCAGCCGCAAAGAAATCTCCATATAATATTGCGCCAGTTAAAGCCAAAAATAATGTTAATATTGGTGACTTAGATGTAAAATGGTTTACTGGAGCATAGAATGGCTAACACAACTAGATATTTTTCAAATACTCATTTAGCAGAAAAAGTAGATATTTCTCATAAAAGAGTTCTTAACACAGATTATATCCATAAGTTTGGTAGAAATCCAAGTGTAGGTGGTGCACCAGAAACTGTTTGGATGCAAGGTGGAATTTATGAATATTTGACTTCTCCTTCTACTGTTTATGTTACAAGTGATGATGCTGATGATGCTGCTGCTGGAACTGGAGCACGGACCGTTACAGTTCAAGGATTGGATGTAAACTATCGTAATGTACAGGAAACATTAACAGTAGGTGGATCTGCTTCAACAGTAGAATTTTTAAGAGTGTTCCGAGCTTTTGTTGTTGAGGCAGGATCAGAAGGAACAAACGTTGGTAATGTAAGAGTTACAACAGGAGCTGGTGGAACCGGAACAGTATTAGCAGATATTGGCACTATAGGAACTGGATCAACTTTTGGATTGGGTCAAACACAACTTGCTTTATATACAATTCCAGCACACTGCACAGGATATTTAACAACTTGGAATGTTGGTATAGGCGCTTATAATAGTAGTGCTACTGTTTCGTTATATACTAGAGTTTTAAACAGCGGTTTTAGAACAAGAGATATTATGGATGTTCCAGGAGGTTATCACACAAGAAATTATGATATACCACTCCTAATAACGGCAAAAACAGATATTGAAATAAGAGCGATTGCTTCTACTGGTACCACAGTTAGTGCTTCTTTTGATCTTATAACTATAGCAAAATAATGGTTTACATTTGATAAGAATTATGGTAAGATTAGCTTATAATTAAATAAAGGTAAGAAAATGGAAACTTTCAAAAGTGTTATAAGCGAAAATAAAAACACGCACATGACTCATATTGAAGATAGAGTCATATATGGTGGTGTTAAAGGAGCTCGTGAAGCAATCTTCGCTTTACGTGATTTAAGAGATATGCTTGGAGGTGTCAAAGATGGTAATGTATCTGTTAAATGGGATGGTGCTCCTGCTATTTTTGCTGGGATTGACCCATCTGATGGCGAATTTTTTGTCGCCAAGAAAGGGATCTTCAATAAGAACCCTAAGGTATATAAGTCTGATGCTGACGTGGATGCTGATACTAGTGGTGATCTGGCTGTTAAGCTTAAGCACGCCCTTAGAGAGTTACCAAAGCTTGGAATAAAAGGTGTTGTTCAAGGTGATTTTTTGTTTGGTCCTGGTGATGTAAAAACACAGAAGATCAAAGGAGAATCATATGTTACATTCCATCCTAATACTATCGTCTATGCGGTGCCTAGCAAGTCGGCTGGAGCTAAGGCTATTAAGCAATCTAAAATTGGAATCGTCTGGCATACAACCTATAAAGGTAACTCCTTCGAAACTATGCGAGCTTCGTACGGAGTTGATGTATCCAAGTTTAACGCAACCAGAACTGTGTGGTCGCAAGACGCAATGCTCAGGGATATGACTAAGTTAACTATGTCAAAAAAGGATACTGAAGAAGTCAATCAATATCTATCTCAAGCTGGAAAGATTTTTAATCAAATTTCTGGTAGTACACTTCGTCAGCTTGAAGGTAACCAGGACTTAGCAAGATTGATAGAACAATTCCATAATAAATATGTACGTAAAGGACAGGTTATTACTGATACAACTAAGCATGCAAACATGCTTATACGTTGGATTAGATTAAAGTATGGAAAAGAAATTGCAAAGAGAAAAAGTGATAAAGGTAAGCAAGCTCAAAGAGATAAGTTATCTCAATTGCTAACCTTTTTTGATGAAAAAAATAAAGCAAGTTTAATAAAAATGTACGATTTACAAAAAGTTATCGTGCTAGCAAAATTAAAACTTATAAATATACTTAATCGGCTACAAAAAGTCGATACTTTTGTTATAACAAGAAAAGGTTTTAAAACAACAGGTCACGAAGGTTATGTAGCAATTGATAGACTTGGTGGTGATGCGGTGAAGATTGTTGATAGATTGGAATTTTCATACAACAACTTCTCGCCTGACGTTATAAAAGGATGGGACAAGCCAACGAGGAACTAATGATCGATTTTAAAGATTTAATGATAGTAGATCTCCGACCAGGAGAACCAGTAGAAATCAAATACGCTGACATGAAAAGAAAGCGTACAGATGAAGAGGTTGAGGAAGCACTTACGACGCCTCAACGCTTAGCACGTTCAAGACAAATGAAACGATTTAAAGCTCGATTAAAGTTGGGTCGTCAACGTGCAAGCAGAAGAATTGCATCAAAAGAAAAACTTGAAAAGCGTGCTAGAAAGCAGGCGAGAAATGCAGTTCTTAAAAAACTGACAAAGGATATTCCTAAGTCAGAGTTGACTTTTGCCCGTCGCCAAGAAATAGAAAAACGTCTAGATAAAATGAAACCACGGATTGACCGATTGGTTAAAAAGATGTTGCCTAAGGTAAGAAAAGCTGAGTTAACTAAAAGAAGAAAGTAAATGTACAATTCGTTTAAACAATTCCTTGTAGAAGAGGAAAAGACCGTTTATTTTACATTCGGTCGAATGAATCCTCCAACCATTGGCCATGAGAAGCTAATGGATAAGTTAGCTAGTTCATCTGGCAAAATGCCTTATCGCGTGTTTGTATCTCAATCTCAAGATGCAAAGAAAAATCCATTAACATATCAAGAAAAAATTAAGTACGCGAGGAAAATGTTTCCTCGTCATGCTCGTTCTATTATATTAAATAAAAAAATTAGAAATGCATTAGAAGCTGCGTCAGTTTTATATAAGGAAGGTTATATAAATGCTGTAATGGTTGTAGGTTCAGATAGATTACAAGAATTTAGTGCACTTCTAAAAAGATACAATGGACAAGAAGGACGACATGGATTTTATAATTTTAAATCTATAAAGGTGATCTCAGCTGGTGCTAGAGATCCTGATGCCGAAGGAACTGAAGGTATGTCAGCGTCTAAAATGAGAAACGCGGCAGCAGAAAATGACTTTACAAAATTTGCTCAAGGCCTTCCAAAAAATATAGCAAATAACGAAGCGAAAAGAATGTTTAATGCAGTCCGTAAAGGAATGGGATTAAAAGAACAAAAAGAATTTAAAAATCATATACAATTAGAACCGGTTTCTGAATTAAGAGAATCATATGTACAAGACAAAAACATTTTCACAGTAGGTGAAAGTGTAGTTATGATGAAAAATGGTATAGTTGGAAAAATTAAACACCTTGGAACTAATTATTTAATAGTTGAATCAAAGGGTGAAACATGGAGATGCTGGTTAAGTGATGTTGATAAAGTAGATCCAAGAGAATTTACATATGATGTCTTAGATACTCCTAAAGAGTATAAGGATGGAGTTGTTAGAGAATCATTACATGAAGCTGTAGCCCCACGTTGGAAACGCTCTGGTCCAAATGGTGAGATTGAAATCACTATTAATGGTCAACGCTATCAAATCGAAAAATCACTAGATCATAATGAACGTCATAGAGGCGAATGGAAAATTATGATGTGGGATAAACGTAGACGTGAATGGGTTTGGGATAATACTGTACAAGGTAAAGGTTATGCTAAAGAACTTGTAATGGATAGACTAAAGGAAGATCGTTGGTATAAAGATCAGCCAGAATGGGGTACACCTGAATCAACTAAAAAAGCAAAGAAGATAACTCCAGGTGAACCAAAAGAAGCTACAAGTTCTCCTCAAGATCCTGATATTAAAGATCGTAAAGGAACCCAACCGAAAGCATACCATTCAGGATTATCTAAAAAAACAAAAGTTTCAAGAGATAGACATTTTAAGAAGCATGCTAAAATGGATGATGATAATCCAAAGGCATATAAAAAAGCACCAGGTGATGCAACAGCAAAAACAAAACCAAGTAAGCACACTCTAAGGTTTAAACAAATGTACGGAGAAGACAAATGATTAAATTTAAGGCTTATATTGCAGAAGATGCCTCTGCCGCATTAAAGAAAAAGGCAGAAAAATCTGGCATGCCACTAGGAGTATTACGTAAAGTATATAATAGAGGTGTAGCAGCATGGAGAACTGGACATCGTCCAGGCACTACTCCACAGCAATGGGGCTTAGCAAGAGTTAATTCTTTCGTTACAAAATCTTCTGGTACTTGGGGTAAAGCGGATAAAGATTTAGCAGCGAGGGTAAAATAATGCCAGCACCTAAAGTAGATTTACAAAAATTTAAAGCACATATGAATAGAAATAAAAAGCCAAAGAAAATGTCTTCTACTCAAAAATCATTATCTGATATTAGTAAACGCGCTAATGAAGAATGGGTGTGTGGTAAATGTAATTGCGATCCTTGCACTTGCGAAGAAGTTCATGAAGATTGTGGTTGTGAATCATGTAAAAGTAAAAGAGCACAAAAAGAAACTGCTACTCCTATGCGCACAATGAAACTTATTAATAAGATTAAAAAATCTGGTGTTGTTAAACAGGGGTCAATGGCTAAAGAAGATACCAAGCGTGAAAAGGAATTAGATCGTTATAAAATGATGAGAAAAAATGCTCGTGGATCTATGAAAAAAGCCGCGCAGTCTGGTAGTCATAGCGATATGGTAAAAGCAATGAATACTGCTAGACATGCGTCTAGGTCAATTAGTAAAATTAATAAAATGAAAACTCAGAAAGAAGATCTAAATGTAAGTGATGGCATTGGATCTTGGATTAAAGATTTTAAAAAATCAGATGCACCACAATTTGCTGGTAAATCAGATAAGAAAAGAAGAACTATGGCGGTTGCTGCATATTTAAATGCAAAAAGAAAAACAAATGAAGCCCGTGGTGAAGATGCAAAAGGTCATAAAAGAGCAACTGAAAAGGGCGCTGGATTAACACAAAAAGGCAGAGATTATTATAATAGAAAAACTGGTGGTAACTTACAAGCACCTGTAACAGGTTCAGTAAAACGTGGTAGTAAAGCTGCTAAGAGAAGAAAATCATTTTGTGCTAGAATGAGTGGTATGCCCGGACCAATGAAAGATGATAAGGGTCGTCCTACTCGTAAAGCAATGTCTTTAAGAAGGTGGAAATGCTAATGGCTGATACAGACGCACGTTTAGATCGTATTGAGGAAAAGCTTGATAAGCTTAGCGACGTTGTCGTATCTATAGCTCGATTCGAAGAAAAAATGGATGCATACAATGAGTATCGTGAAAGATCATGGGAACGTATGAATAAGTTTTCAGAAAAACTAGATGCCATAGAGAAGAAGGTTGAAGATAATTGTCGTACAGTTCAAACGATAAATAAATTATTTTGGATAGCTATTGTTTCAGCAGTCGGTGCAATAGCAGCAAATGTTCTAATGTAGAAACGGAGAAAACCATGAGAGAATGGGTAAAAGAACTTTTAGAAAAAAAGAAAAAGATGGATCCGGTTGATAAAGATGAGTTAAAAGGCACTCATGCTGATCGCAAAGATGGTGACATCGATAATGACGGTGATGAAGATGAATCTGACAAGTATCTTCATAATCGTCGTAAAACAATTAAAAAATCTATGAGCAAAGATGAAGGATATGTATCCAATGCTCAAAGAAAAGCTGTCTGGGCAACTCGCAAAGATGGTGGTAAAGGACATCCTGATGCCAAAAAAGAAAGTGTTGAAGAAAAGAATTTAACACCTAAACAAATTAAACGTGCTCTTGCAAGTATCAAGCCGTCTAAGAAAAAACCAACGCTTCCTCAAGCACCTTGGGATAAAAAGAAAAATGAAGCATATAATGAACCTCAAGGTCAAGCGAAAAGAATGATGTCTCCATTACAAAAAATGAGAATGGATAAAGAAAAAGCTGATCGTGATCGTGATGGTAAGCTTAAGCCAGGCGCAGTTAAAAAAGAAGCTACATCAGTTGATGAAATTTCAAGAACAAAATTGTCTAAATATGCTAGCGCAGCTAAGCAAGACATTGAAAGAAAAAGAAATAAAGTCAAAGCAGCATTAGATCAGCCAGCAAGTGTTAAGCA